AGATCATCGGGTGATACTCCCTGTTGTTTTGCAAGTTTTGAAATTGCATCTTCATAAGTTTTCTTCTCCGCTTTAACTTGTTTATAGTTATTACGTAGTTGACGCATAGGGTTTGTGTCTTTATCTTCATCTTTTTCCTGGGTATCTACATCTTTTTCTTCTTGATTATCGTCATTCGATTCATCGTCATTATCAGTATCAACATCATCTTCTAGTGAGGGATCTTCCTCATCTTCAACAACATCGTCTTCTTTTACCCCTGTGTCATCTTCAACAACAGTGGTGTCATTCGGATCATCAAGACTGTCTAAAATTTCATCTAATTCATCTGCCATTACTATTCTCCTTTCCTAAAAAATCGGCGACGTTCTTTAGGCGTTTGTATTCGCTCGCACTATGGGGTACGGTCCCTTAATTAGTATTATACCAAACAAAAAAGAGAGCCGCAATGGGCCCTCTCTTACATACCTGGTAACATTCCTCCTCCACCCATTGGTGGTTGGGGGGGTTGCATATTTGATCCTTGTGCGCCCATACTTGGGTTGTCCCGCTTCAATTGCTTTTCTTCAGCTAAGATATTGATGGCATCTTGTGCATCATGCCCCTTATCAATCATACCTGCAAAGCTAAGTAATGTTGCTTCCATATCTCCAACATCAAGATCCATTTTCTCCCCACGGATACGTTGTAATATTAAATCTCGCTGAGGAAAGTTTTGCCACATTAACCACTCTTCATGAGTAATGATGGCCGGTTGGAATTGGTATTGTCCTTGCATCTCTAACATCTTAGTTGCAGCTTCCGCTAATCGAATACGGTTCTTTGGTAAGTGTGGTGTTGCCTGCATTGTGTAATCAAAATAGGATGCTTCAAGAGATTCAAAATCAATGAAATCATTTGGGTTTTCCATATCAATTGCGTCTACTTCATTTGACGCTGCTCGTCTCTTCACTTTAGGGCGTTTATCTCCCCAAACTGTGTAAAAATCGACAACTAATTGTGTGAGTTTTTGAGTGAATTCTTCAAGCATAATAATACGAGTGTTATCTGACATGCCAATAACTCGTTGCTGGGATATATCTGTACCCCCTGTCGTTTGGATAGACCCTGTATCACGACCGGTATATCTAAGGTCAACTCCAGTTGTCAGCATAATTGATTGCTCCAAATGCTCTCTCAGGGGCCGCAAGTTAGGTAACGGTTGTAACTCAACATAACGGATAACATCATCTGGGTTTCCATGAACTGGGAACGCCATATTAGGTGTATTCCCGTGCTTTGCAAATGAACGGTAATTAATACCCGATTTGTCATTTATTAACTTAGTTCTATTTTGGGATGCATACCCATGTGTTGCTTCAATTGAATCAATCATATTAATCGCAATGTTATTTGCAAGAACGGGCTTCATTGGGGGAACACCATAAGGATCCCCGACAGGTTCTTGTGCATACATTAATCGAATTGGGAATGTATTTGGTTCAATCCCTTCGGTGTAAGCTAGTAAGAATCGTTGGTCTGCAATCATTAAGCGGTCAATACGATAACCGTCCTCTGTCTCAACTTTGTAGTAAGCCTCAATCAAATTGACTGATTTTGAATTAGGTATATCCTTATTTTCCCCAAACACTTTTCCATCGTCTAACCCTACGGGGTCACTCTCAAAGTTACCTTCAGCATCTTTCATTTGAGCCTTGTAAGCTTTTGCTCCTTTTCGGGTTGCTTTATCAAACAGTAAATCGAATATTGTCACCTTTGAGGCAATGAATAGCGCACGTCCTTTTAAGTAATCTTTAACGCCGGGATCTAAGTAGAGGTTTTCCACGTCAATGTACTTTAGTTCAACCTCACCATTGTAACGATAATGACTTGATCCTCCAATTATATTTGAGTCCCATCCGACTTGAACTCCTGCTACATTAAACATTGTTGCTCGACTTCCTACTTTTAGTCCAATCTTCTTCATTCCTAGTTTATCCCATTGGTGCTCGATGTAACTATTAATAGACATTGCTAAATCGTTGTCTTTATAGTGGCGGGGCATGAGCTCTGCTCGGTAAGACCCTGCATACACTGAGTTCGTAATATTGTCTACTGTGTATCTAACGTAGTTTGTATCCGGTAGTATTTGATGCTTCGGTAAATTCTTTTTAATATTTTTCCAAAACTCACCGTCATAATAATCTTGAATTAATTTCCAAATTCGTTCGTTTGGTTTTCGGTGGGATTGGAAATACTGAAATGTTTCTACGACTTCATCAAGGTTATAGCCGTTTATTTCAGGTTGCTTCCATTTCTCTGCCATTATTTATCCTCCTTCGGGTTGAGGTAATCATTGAGACTACTCGTTACTGAATCGGCTAAACTTTTAATTTTTGTATCTTCGTCAGCTTCTGTTTCAATTTCATTACTCCCGGTAATGGGAGTGTCATCTTTATAAAAGTTCTTATTAATACGAACAATCCGGAAACCATTTGTCGATACTTCTCTAGTCATATAAGCCACTGTCAAACATATTGCCACCGTTATTATTATTGGAACCATCTAAATCACCTCCATATAATCCATCAGTAAATGAATAAGCATCTTGAGGGCTCTCATTATTGAATGGATCAAAACGTAAGTCTTTACTTTGAGGAGTCTCATAGCGTTGAGCAACTATTTTTCCTAACCTATTGTACGCCTCAGTGTCCATTGTTTTAAGATCCCAAGGTAACTCCATACATAAAAACTCAGCTGCATTCATACCATGGTTATTTTTATCCTCTGGTTTGTTTGTGTTCTTACCAGGTTTGTCTAAATCTTTTTCAGGGAAACGATAAGATTTACCTTCTGTTATTAACCCTCTTAATGTTGAAAATATTTTTAATTGTCTGTTCTCGATTAAAGTATTCATATGTAATACTCTCGAATCAATATCCATTTGTGCCGGGTCAAATATTAACCCTTCATCCTCAAATAAATCACCTAGTGTTTTCTTAACATCGAATGACTGTCGCTGAGATCGAGAGCGTTGGTCCATAACAGGGGTTGTTAATAATGATCCTCGTGGAACGTGTTCTTTTAATTTCTTTTTATACTCGGCTGAAATTGTTTTTACGTTGGAATCAGATATAACTAACTCATCATAAAAGTAGCAAACATTAACGCTAGGGTCAATAGCCCCAAAAATAAAATGAGTATTATCATTAATACCATAGTCCATAGCAATAACTCGTTTCCAATTCTTTGGTATTTTAAACGGTTTAATAATGGTTGCCATAAATTCAGGGTAGACGAGACCCTCGGCATATTCGAATGATCCTCTAAAGTAACGATGAATATACCACTTTGGTTTTCCGTCCGTATTCTCTTGAATAAAATTAGGGGGTAATAAGTAGTTCGATGATGTTGGGATAATATGTGTTGATTTATCCATTGTCGGTTCTTCGGGAACATAGTGCTGTGAATGGGTATCTTTATCATGCAAATAGATGCGATTTGATTTTAATAAGAACTCATCACGTACCCACCCAGGATCGGGGTTAGTTTCAATTGTTCCTTTACGCCAGTCATACAAAATCTTAGGAACCCATTTCCCACCTTTGCTTTGAATCATAATAACATTGCCTTCTTCATCTCGATCGTAAACTAAGGCAGCGGTGTTACGTAGTCGTGTTTGTAATTGACCAAACGTTCCAAACTTAGTTCCCGAGCCCTCTAGTATAACGAAGCGGGATACGTTTAGTGACCGTAGTTTATGAGGATCATCAAAGGGGCGGTAAATTAATTCGTGGTTATTAATAAACGTCATTGAGTTTTCGGCTTTACTAACATGCCTTACAAAGTTAATTGGAAAATCATCTTCAAAATCTTTTTTAAGAGTTGGCCGTAACTGCGGCATAATAGGGGCTCCAAACATTGTACGGCCCCCAGGGGTAATTAACATATGCTTTTGAGCGTCTTTACTATCGAATAAAGTTTTACCTGATCCAAACCCACCTGCGGCCATCATGTATTTAGCTGCGTCACTGTGCATAATAGATTGGTGTTGCATGGGTAGGTAAGTATCTAAGTAGGTTTCGCACTTGGTGCACTTCAACCAAAAATCAGACTCCCCTCCATTTATTGCAATAGCGGGAGCCATCTGAGATTCACATTCGGGGCATTTAACTTTCTTTTTGTTTAGAACGTACATTGACGACATCCTCTTGGGCTTTTAGTATTGCTTCGTCTGTTACACCATCTCCGAATTTTTTATTGGCCATCTCCGGTGAAAATTTATCTACAATTAATGAAAAAGCTTGAACAGTACGAGTGTAGATTTCTTCTTTATCTTTACCGTTTGTTTGCTCGTCTGCCATACTCATAATGTGATAGATCGCTGACATCATGTCATCCATAGTCTCATCAAAGTTTGGCTCTCCAATTAATGATAGCACCAATTCTTTTTTATCAATATTTCCGACAAGAAACCCATTGTCTATATTTGTTACTTTCTTGATTGTCTTTTCTCCTAATCTTAAATAAACAGCATTCTTACCCTTCATCATTATCAAACTCCTTTAGGTACACCCTTTTGTGTCCTAGTTTATTTTTTATTCTAATAAATTGTCCCTTTGTTGAAATGTAAACTGTCTTATCAATGAATATCGGCTCTTCACCAGGTTTGAATACAACGATCCGTGCCGTCTTCTCCCCACGATCTACTAAGTAAACATCTCGTGAGGGCAATGAGAAATGAGGCGATTTTTTCACGATGTCAAAAAGTTCATTCATAGTAAACCTCCTTTCTATGGTAATAGCTCTACTACTCTATCGCACGTTAATGTTGATTCGTAAACGTAAACGTCATCACCGTATTGTGCCTCGTAAGTCACGTTGTTGATTTCGCAATGTTCGATGACTAATTCTTTTTCTTTCATAATTATGTAATTACCATACAGTACTAATATAATAAATACAAGTACAAGTATGAGTGTGATTGAAGCTCCATTAAACCAATATTGTTTAGTTTCATCTTTCATTAGAAATCACCGCTTCATATGTGGCATCGAATATATCGGGCTTACAAGGATAAATCTCTCCTTGGACTCCTCTAATGATATAGTCCCCTTTGTCAGCTCGCATAGTGCCCTCTAATGTTTTTATCTTTAAACCTTCTTCTTCAACAATTCTTTTGTAGTCGTCCCACTTTTCAAAGTCAATACGGTTTGTCAATTCGGGTAACTTACCACTCGTGAATTTAGTTACTTCCCCTAAGTTCTCGCCATCCCATTGAATTGCTTCGATTACGACTGGTTTCTTTCTGTATTTAGGCATTGTTTGACCTCCCCTCTGTCCAAAGTAAATATAGAACTAGTGCAGCTATTATAAATGTTGTATTTGAGAGAGGTGTTCCCATGGATCCAATGAATAAAGTTATTAGTAAAAAAGACGCTGAGATTTTAAGTATTTTCCGCATTAGTAATCTCCTTTCCAGTACCATTCGTACTGTTCATCATTTGGAATTTCATTGCTATTGCATCTACTT